GCTGCTAACGAGGTCGCATGGGTTAATACATCAGGCGACACCTACGATATTTATATTAATATCGGCCAGTATGCGTACTGGTTAATTGCGCAATATGATTACACCGGTAATGCAAATGTCACGCTACACAGCACGCCTGAATATTCATCAGTACAGCCGGGAAACTCAACCAGCGGTCAGACATATACGCTGTATAACAGCCTGATGAAACCTACTCCCGAAGATGTCGGAGCGCTGTCAGTTAATGGAGGGAGGCTAAACGGTCCGTTAGGCATTGGTACTGATAATGCGCTGGGCGGTAATTCGATTGTATTCGGCGATAACGATACAGGGTTTAAGTGGCACAGTGACGGCGTTCTGGGGATTTATGCCAATAATGCTCTGGTTGGTTATATCGACAATTCCGGGCTGCACATGTCAGTAGATGTTCTCACTAATGGTGCCGTACGCGCAGGCAACGCAAAAAAACTGTCACTGACGAGTAATAATAATTCGACAATGACAGCCACGTTTAATTTATGGGGCGACGCAAACAGGCCAACAGTTATTGAACTGGACGACGATCAGGGATGGCATCTGTACAGCCAGCGAAATCCTGATGGTTCGATTGTCTTTACGGTCAATGGCGATATCACCGCTAACACGCTTCGTGCAGGCGGGGCCATCTACGCCAATAACGGTGACGTATCAGGCACTGTGTGGGGTAGAGGCAATGCCGCCTGGTTGAGCGGCTACCTCTATTCGAATATGGTCAAAGCGGTCAGACTTGGCCCCGCGGCGCTTTCTGGCGGGCTGTGGCGTGATTTTCAGCTTGGCGGCGGACAGGTGGTGACGGGGTTCCATACTGACGGTAGCTGGGAAATGGAAGGTAATGATGACAAGGTTTACTACCGTCCCATTCAGTATCTGGTTGGTGATACGTGGGTAACAGCCCCAAGTGTATAAGAAGGAATAATGATGAAAGTGGTAAAAAATAAAAAGAGCGAACAGTTTTTAAATATTAAAAATTTCATCCCTTATACACCGGAACCAGAGGAAGCATTATTCGCCGGTGCGGCGCATCTACAATCAGAGGATGGTCAGGACTGGTATGCATGCCAGCAATTATTTTCAGAAGACACGCTGAAAATTACCTACGACGATAACGATGTTATTACGTGTATCACGCGCGATATTTCCGGTTTATGGCCTGCAGGCCAGAGCGTGGCGGAGCTACCTGATACGGATGAAAACCGTCGCGCTGATATTTCAGGCGGCTGGCAGTTTAAAGACGGTAAAGTCGTTCAACGGGTTTATTCGCCGGAAGAGCTGCGTAAAAAGGCGGAGGCTGAAAAAGTTCGCTGCCTTGCTGAGGCTGAATCAGCCATTGCACCACTGGCGCGGGCAGTAAAACTAAAAATTGCCACAGATGAAGAGATTAAACGGCTTGAAGCATGGGAACTCTACAGCGTAATGGTAAACAGGGTGGATACATCTGCGCCTGACTGGCCGGATATACCACGCTAAATATTCAGGTGGGTTTATTACCCGCCTTTTCTTTTTCCTGTCGTTGTGCCATCAACCTGACAGCCGGTACAAATAGCCCCCTCTTGTGTACTGACCTGAAAATATACTCACCCCTTAACCACGGAGTTAACCGGATGAGTGATTTTCACCACGGCACGCAGGTCATCGAAATTAATGACGGTACGCGTGTTATTTCCACAGTAGCGACTGCGGTCGTCGGCATGGTTTGTACAGCCAGCGATGCAGATGCCACGCTGTTTCCCCTCAATGAACCGGTACTGATTACCAATGTGCAAAGCGCCATTGCGAAAGCCGGTAAAAAAGGCACGCTGGCTGCATCACTGCAGGCCATCGCAGACCAGTCAAAACCCGTCACTGTTGTTGTACGTGTTGAGGATGGAACCGGCGATGACGAGGAAGCTGCGCTCGCACAGACTGTTTCCAACATTATCGGAGGTACGGATGAGAACGGTAAATACACCGGTATCAAGGCTCTCCTGACTGCTCAGGCCGTCACCGGCGTCAAGCCGCGTATTCTTGGGGTGCCGGGGCTGGATACTAAAGAGGTCGCGGTCGCGCTTGCGTCGGCTGCCATTAAGTTACGTGCATTTGCTTACGTCAGCGCGTGGGGATGTAAGACTATTTCCGAAGCGATGGAATATCGTAAAAATTTCAGCCAGCGCGAGCTGATGGTTATCTGGCCTGATTTCCTCGCGTGGGACACCGTCAAAAATACCACCGCAACGGCTTACGCCACTGCGCGTGCACTCGGCCTGCGTGCTTACATCGACCAGACTGTCGGCTGGCACAAAACCCTGTCTAACGTTGGTGTACAGGGCGTTACCGGCATCAGCGCCTCAGTGTTCTGGGATTTGCAGGCATCCGGCACCGATGCTGACCTGCTCAACGAGGCCGGGGTTACAACGCTGGTACGCAAGGACGGTTTCCGCTTCTGGGGTAACCGCACCTGCTCGGATGACCCGCTTTTTCTGTTTGAGAACTACACCCGCACCGCGCAGGTACTGGCCGACACGATGGCCGAGGCGCACATGTGGGCGGTCGACAAGCCCATTACCGCCACGCTCATTCGTGACATTGTTGACGGCATTAACGCCAAATTCCGCGAGCTGAAATCAAACGGCTACATCGTGGAGGGTAAATGCTGGTTCGATGAGGAATCGAACGACAAGGAAACCCTCAAGGCCGGGAAACTGTATATCGACTACGACTATACACCAGTTCCGCCTCTGGAAAGCCTGACCCTGCGCCAGCGTATCACCGATAAATATCTGGTGAATCTGGCCGAATCGGTCAACAGCTAAGGAGCCTGAAACAACATGGCACTACCCCGAAAACTCAAATACCTGAATATGTTCAATGACGGCCTCAGCTACATGGGTGTTGTTGAATCCGTGACGCTGCCGAAACTGACCCGCAAGCTCGAAAACTATCGCGGCGGCGGTATGAATGGCGCGGCAGCGATTGACCTCGGCCTCGACGATGATGCGCTCACCGTCGAATGGTCTGTCGGTGGCCTGCCTGATGTGGCTCTGTGGGCGCAGTACGCCGCCCCGGGCGCTGATGCTGTGCCGCTGCGTTTTGCTGGTTCTTACCAGCGTGACGACACCGGCGAAATCGTGGCGGTCGAGGTGGTCATGCGTGGCCGTCATAAAGAAATCGACGGCGGCGAGAATAAGCAGGGTGAAAACACCTCGACCAAACTGTCGACTGTCTGCACCTACTACCGCCTCACGATTGATGGCAGCGACGTCATCGAAATCGACACCGTCAACATGGTCGAGAAGGTGAACGGCGTCGACCGTCTGGAACAGCACCGCCGCGCAATCGGGCTGTAATTCCCTGACCGGTCAGCACTGCTGTCCGGTTATTAACCCCATTCAGAACAGAGAAAAACATCATGGCAAAAGCACCACGTAAAACCGCTGAATTTATTGATACGGCTGGCAATGAAATTGACACCGTAAACCCGAACGTCGTGACCCTGGACAAACCGATTAAGCGCGCCGGTCAGACGATTGATAAAGTCACCCTGATTGAGCCGAACGCCGGTACCCTGCGCGGCGTCAGTCTGGCGGCGGTGGCGCAGTCCGAAGTCGACGCCCTGATTAAGGTACTGCCCCGCATGACCTACCCCGCGCTCACCGCGCAGGAGCTTACCGCGATGAACCTGCCCGATATGTTGTCGCTGGCCGCTAAGGTGATTGGTTTTTTGTCACCGGCTTCGGCGGAATAGACTTCCCGCCAGACCTGTCGACTGATGACCTGATGGCGGATATCGCAGTGATATTCCACTGGCCGCCATCAGAACTCTGTTCCCTGAGCCTGACCGAGCTCATCACATGGCGCGAAAAGGCGCTGCAGCGTAGCGGAAACCACAATGAGTAATAACCTGAGGCTTGAGGTATTGCTGAAAGCGGTCGACCAGGCGACCCGACCGCTTAAATCCATCCAGACCGCGAGTAAAACCCTGTCGGGTGATATTCGCAACACACAAAAGGGTCTGCGCGACCTGAACGGTCAGGCGTCGAAAATCGACGGCTTTCGTAAGGCAAGCGCGCAACTGGCTGTGACTGGTCAGGCGCTTGACAAGGCAAAGCGCGAAGCCGGTGAGCTGGCTGTGCAGTTTAAAAACACCACCAGTCCGACCCGCGCGCAGGCGCAGGCGCTCGAAGCGGCAAAACGTGCCGCCTCTGAGCTGCAGATGAAATATAACAGCCTGAGAACATCGGTACAGCGCCAGCGTTCCGAGCTGATGCAAGCCGGTATCAATACCCGCACTCTGTCTGCCGATGAACGTCGGCTCAAAACATCCATCAGCGAAACAACAGCGCAGCTTAACCGCCAGCGCGAGGCACTGGCGCGCGTCAGTGCGCAGCAGGCGAAATTAAGCCGGGTGAAAGAGCGATATAAATCAGGTAAAGAGCTTGCCGGTAACATGGCCGCAGCAGGCGCTGCCGGGGTTGGGGTGGCTACCGCCGGGGTTGTTGCCGGTGTCGGAATGCTCAGGCCCGGCTACGACTTCTCGTTAAAAAACTCTGAACTGCAGGCAGTGCTTGGTCTTGAAAAGAAATCGTCGGAAATGGACGCGCTGAGAAAACAAGCGCGTCAGCTCGGGGATAATACAGCGGCCTCGTCTGACGATGCGGCGGCGGCACAGGTCATTGTGGCTAAATCTGGCGCTGATAAAGATGGGATTCTGGCGCAAACCCCCGCCATTCTGAATATGTCGCTGGCGAACAAAAAAACCATGGAGGAAAACGCCACCTTACTTATCGGGACAAAATCGGCATTTGGACTTGCTGACGATAAGGCATCACATATCGCTGACGTTATATCTATGGCGATAAATAAATCTCAGGCCAGCTTTGAGGGGTTAAGCGACTCGCTTACCTATGTCGGTCCGGTTGCTAAAGACGCGGGGGTTAGCCTGGAAGAAACCGCCGCAATGCTGGGTGCGTTACATGATGGAAAAATCACAGGATCCATGGCGGGTACTGGTGGTCGTGCGGTGTTAAGTCGCCTGCAGGCACCCACAGGAAAAGCCTATGACGCCATTAAAGAGCTTGGTGTCAAGACGATGGACAACAAAGGCAATACGCGCCCGATATTTACCATCCTGAAAGAAATACAGGCCAGCTTTAAGCGTAACAAGCTCGGAACAGGCCAGAAAGCCGAATACATGAAAACGATATTCGGTGAGGAGGCAAGCTCTGCTGCCAGCATATTAATGGCAGCGGCGGCCAGTGGAAAACTGGATAACCTGACCAAGATTATTAAAGAGTCTGATGGTAAAACCGAGGAGCTGGTCAAAGTTATGCAGGACAACCTCGGCGGTGACTTTAAAGAGTTTCAGTCTGCCTATGAGGCCGTCGGCACTGACCTCTATGACCAGCAGGAGGAATCATTACGTAGGCTCACCCAAACGGCCACGCGGTATGTGTTAAAGCTCGATAACTGGATAAAAGATAATAAAGAACTGGCGCAGACTATTGGCATTATTGCCGGTGGCGCACTGGCCTTAATCGGCATCATTGGCGGCATTGGTCTCGTTGCGTGGCCGGTTGTCATGGGGATTAACGCCATTATCGCTGCCGCTGGCGTGCTGGGTACGGTCTTTACTGTCACCGGTGGTGCCATTGTGACCGCACTCGGCGCGATTACCTGGCCGATTGTCGCAGTGGGGGCGGCGATTATGGCCGGGGCGCTACTCATCCGTAAATATTGGGAACCCATCAGCGCATTTTTCTCGGGGGTGATTGAGGGCATTATGAGTGCCTTTGCACCGGTCGGGGAAATGTTTGCGCCACTGGCACCAATTTTTGACGGACTCGGTGAGAAGCTGCATGGCGTCTGGCAATGGTTTAAAGACCTGATTGCACCGGTCAAGGCAACGCAGGAGACGCTCGATAGCTGCAAAAATGTCGGCGTTATATTTGGTCAGGCACTGGCCTCGGCCTTGAAGGCTCCGCTCAATGTTTTTAACAAGCTGCGCAGCGGTGTCGACTGGCTTCTCGAAAAGCTCGGTATTATCAACAAAGAGTCAGACAGCCTCGACCAGACCGCCGCCAGAACCAACGCCGCCACGCAGGGTAATTCCTACATCCCAGCGACCAGCACATATGGCGGCTATCAGGCTTATCAGCCCGTTACCGCACCGGCGGGGCGCTCTTACATTGACCAGAGCAAAAGCGAATACAACATCACTCTGCCGGGTGGTGTTGCGCCGGGGCATCAGCTTGACCGCCAGTTACGTGACACGCTCGAACAGATTGAACGCGATAAACGTGCGCGCCAGCGTGCCAGTATGACCCACGATTTCTGAGGAGGAATAAAACGATGATGCTTGCGCTGGGAATGTTTGTTTTTGAACTCCGTACCCTACCTTATCAGTCAATGCAGCATTCGAAAGATTACCGCTGGGCGTCTAATGACCGGGTCGGTAAACCGCCTGCATATCAGTTTCTCGGCGAGGGGGAAACCTCAATACAGCTTGCCGGCACGCTTTACCCTGCCATTACCGGCGGTCATATATCCCTGTTGGCTGTGGAACTGATGGCCGATGAGGGCAGGGCGTGGCCGCTGATTGAGGGAACCGGCAAAATCCTCGGGATGTATATCATCGATAAGGTGTCGACCACGCACGCCGAGTTTTTCAGCGATGGCGCGGCAAGAAAGATTGATTTCACGCTTTCGCTAAAACGGGTCGATGAATCACTGACGGCAATGTTTGGCGACCTGAATAAACAGGCGAGCGAGCTTCTCGGCTCTGCCGGTAATCTGACCGATAAGCTGCAGGGTACGCCCGGAGGGCTGACAGCATGATTACTGGCGTGACCATTGACGCCGGTGCCAGTCTTGCACCGGCATTTATGCTGACGCTGAACAGTCAGGACATTACCGACAATTTTAGTGACCGGCTGATTTCTCTCACCATGACCGACAACAGGGGCTTTGAGGCTGACCAGCTCGACATTGAGCTCGACGACGCCGACGGCAAAGTTGAGTTGCCCCTGCGCGGGGCGGTGCTGACGCTGTGGCTTGGCTGGCAGGGCTCGGCATTGCTGAATAAAGGCGATTTCACGGTCGATGAGATTGAGCACCGGGGCGCGCCTGATACCCTGACCATCCGGGCGCGTAGTGCAGACTTTCGCGGCACGCTCAATTCACGACGTGAAGAATCATGGCACGATACCACCCTCGGTGAGCTGGTAAGCACCATTGCAAAGCGTAACAAACTGACGGCCAGCGTCGCGGATTCGCTGAAAAAAATCCCGGTACCGCATATCGACCAGTCGCAGGAATCCGACGCGGTATTTCTTACCCGGCTGGCTGACCGAAACGGAGCGACTGTATCGGTTAAAGCGGGAAAACTACTGTTTCTGAAAGCCGGTAGTGCGCTGACGGCCAGCGGTAAGCCCATTCCACAAATGACGCTGACCCGCAGTGACGGCGACCGTCATCAGTTTGCCATTGCCGACCGCGGAGCTTATACCGGTGTAACAGCTAAATGGTTGCACACCAAAGACCCGAAGCCGCAAAAACAGAAAGTGACGCTGAAACGCCAGCCAAAAGAGAAGCACCTTCGCGCACTGGAACACCCGAAAGCAAAGCCGGTCAGCAAAAAGACGAAGTCCAGAAAAGAGCCGGAGGCTCGCGAGGGTGAGTATATGGCCGGTGAGGCCGATAACGTACTGGCGCTGACGACGGTATACGCTTCCAAGGCGCAGGCGATGCGCGCCGCTCAGGCTAAGTGGGATAAGCTGCAGCGAGGCGTTGCGGAGTTTTCAATTACGCTGGCGCTTGGCAGGGCTGATTTATTCCCTGAGACACCGGTGCGCGTGTCGGGGTTTAAGCGCGTCATAGACGAGCAGTCATGGCTAATCAGTAAGGTAACTCACAACCTGAATAATAGCGGCTTCACGACGGGCTTAGAGCTTGAGGTTAAGCTCACCGATGTGGAGTACAGCTCAGAAGAAAGCAAGAACTAA